CCTGATCTAGTTTGCTGATCGCCCTGTAGTCCACTGGCCTCAGATGCAACATGAGATCATCGCACACGTATTTTGGATCCTGATCTGGTTGTTGTATGTTTTCCATGACCCATCTGAGATCTATCGCACCGTCATTGATGTTGTTGCAATGGGGGCATTTGGTCTCGACTGTCATCTCTGGGCCATAAGTGGCTATCCTGATAGCTATCAATATGGTATCTAGATCGGTCCGTGGTGTGCTCCAAGCATCTTTGATATTGGGCAAGCAGCTTTCGATCATGCTGGTCGTGGATGCGCCGTTCATCAGCGCGTCAGCGGTCTTGACCATCATCTCATCCTTGCCCGTCATGCTCATCACGGGAAGCTCTCCGTTCTCGGTCATCTCCAAGCTGCCCTGCGGCCACCACTTGCCCATGCTGGGCAGCTTGATGTAAATCTTAGGTTGCCTGAAATGCTTCTTGAGTGGGTTGTTGGTCATGTTCTCCGTCCGGTTAAATATATCACGATAGGCTATAGCCTACTTATGTGAGCAGATAATGGCGGTCGAGGGAAAATTCGGAGATCAGAACATCCGGCTGGAAAACGCCGCCGAGGAAGCGACACTCAGCGACCTAGCTTCTACCATGAAGAAGACGTTCGGTGGCAGCGGATCATTCAATCCCAAGAACGTGCAAGCCCTATCTAAAGGTGCCAAAGATACCTCAGACAGCTTCCAAACACTGCTCAAACGGGCGTCAGGCGCCGCTGATGCTTTGGATGAGCTGGAAGAAGCAGCTGGAAAGAAAGCCAAAGACGCCTTCAAGGAATTCGCTAGGGACGTGAAATACGCCAGCGGTAACTTCAAATCCGCTTTTTCCAGCGACACCGCAGAGAAAGGCGCCAGGAACATAATAGAAGGCATCACAGACACCCTCAATGGTGCTATAGATGCTATCGGATCGATGTCTGCGAATCCATACGTGAAGACCGCATCTGAGTTGGCACAAGCAGCCGTCACGGGTCTAGGAGCAGCGGCAGCTGCCGCGGTTGGTGCCATACAAGGTTTCTCTGATCAATTCAAGGAACTAGCGAACAATGGTTTCATCGCAGGCGAAGGCCTGGGCACTCTGAACAACAAAATCTTGGCTTCAGGCATGACATTGGGGCAGTTTGAAAAACTAGTCAAGGACAGCGGTGAAGACCTCAGGAACATAGGAGGTTCTGCTAGCCAAGGTGCTAGGCAGGTGTTGAGGCTGCGCAAGGCCATGATAGGCCAAGAAGAGCAGTTCCAGAGATTGGGCTATGATTTCGATGAGCTAGCACCATTGGTGGCAGAGTATGCAGGTAACCTAGCCAGGGGTGCCAGCGAGATCAACATCAGCGATCAGCAGCTCATAGATCAGACCGCATCCTATGCCAAGAACCTGCGCATGGTATCTGATCTCACCGGCCAAAATGCCAAGCAGCTCAAAGAAGAATCAGAAGCTGCCGCAACTGAAGCTAGGAATCAAAAATATCTGATAGAACTCGAAAGATCTGGCAGGGCTGGTGCAAGCAAGACTTTTGGTGATATATCCGCTACCCTCAAACAGATAGCCCCGGGCTACGACGAACTATTCAAAGATTACAACACACAGTATGGCACAGCACTGTCGACCACCACTGGTATATTGCAATCTAGTAATCCAGCGATGGCGCAGATCCTCCGTGAGATGCGGGATGGGATACGCGACGGAACCATAAATCAAAGCAATGCGCAAGAGATATTGATACAAAAGATCAAAGACAATCAAGCAGGTATCACGGCTGGCATGAATACCATTGCTACACTCGCACAAGCAGGCGTAGAAGGCACAGAACGATTTGGTATCATGAATCGCGAGCTCAATAATATCTTCGCTACTGATCTACCTGCGCTAAAGAAGAACATAGAAGACGCAGGAAAGAACAGGGATGAACTGACAACCAGCATCGTTAGCTTGCAGGAAGCAAATCAAGCAGTAACACAAGCTCAGAACGAATTCGCGATGGCATTAGGTAAAACCGGGACTGATCTTGGCGTCATAGGTGCGGTCAATGCTACAGCAAGTGCGTTCAGGAGCGCGGCCCAAACTATTAAAGAAGTAATAGGAGGTGATTTCTCCGGAGAGAGGATATCTGCAGCAGAAGCACTAGGTCCTGTGCCTGAAGGCGGATTGATGCAGGCTACCGGGACCAGGGGCACGACCAGAGGCGGTCGCGGAGGTGTGTCAAATGTCATCACATACACCGAACAAGAGAGACAGCAAAATGCATTGTTTAATGCTTACAACAAGTTGTCTGACCAAGAACTAGCTAATCTAGGACTGGTAAGACATAAGAAAGCGGGAACCGGTATCTTTGGCAGTGACTATTTTGGTGATACGATTATAGAGAAAAAGATGGCTAGGGGAGGTATCATACCAAACATGGGCGTCGACGGTATGAGCATCAGGGCAGGAGATGGCGTCTCAGAAGCCATAGTCCCATTACCTGATGGCAGGAACATACCCGTGAAACTAGATGACACGGCGTTCCGCAGCATGGCAGACAAATTAGATTTGCTGGCCCGCTTGAATGGTGCTATGCTGAATGCTATGGAACGCAACAACAGCCTAACAAGGCAAGGTCAGATGCTGTCCAGCTGATAGCGGTAAATATCCTGAGGATCATACATGGCCTGGACCAAACATTTCAAGATCGTCAATGCGGATGGCAACATGAGCCCGATATCAGGTGGCTCAGGTGCTAATCCCCAGTTCAAGTTCGCGAACTATCAGAACCCTCTGCCAGATGTCTATTCAGGGCATCCAAACAGGGTCGAGCGCTACAACCAATACGAAAGCATGGACCTAGATCCCGAGGTCAACTCTGCGCTTGACACCATAGCAGAGTTCATGACGCAACCAAACCAAGATAACAACACACCATTCGACATACATTTCACTGATGCTCCTACCAAGACCGAGACCGATATCATAACTGAGCAGCTTAAGAACTGGTGCAGCATGAACGAGTTTGATCGCCGCATGATGAAGATGGTGCGAAACACGATCAAATATGGCGATCAGGTGTTCATACGCGATCCTGAGACCTTCGAGATATACTGGGTGGACATGTCCAAGGTCACCAAGATAGTGGTCAATGAGAGCCAAGGCAAGGAACCTGAGAATTATTTCATAAGGGATCTCAGCCCTAATTTCGAGAACCTCACAGCCACTACCAACACAGCACAGGATGCCTATGTACGCAGTCCACAGACCGGCGGGTCCACGGGCAGCTACACCTTACCCAACGCACCTTATACAGGTGGCAGCAGGTTCACGCTTGGTGCCAACGAGAAGAGCATAGCAGCTGAACACATAGTGCATCTCAGCCTCAGCGAGGGCCTGGATGCCAACTGGCCTTTCGGAATATCCATACTGGAAAACGTGTTCAAAGTCTATAAACAGAAAGAACTGCTGGAAGACGCGATACTCATATACAGGGTGCAGCGCGCGCCTGAGCGTCGAATATTCTACATCGACGTAGGCAACATGCCCAGCCATCTCGCCATGCAGTTCGTGGAGAGGGTCAAGAACGAGATACATCAGAAGAGGTTGCCCACACAGACCGGAGGTGGCAGCAACATCATTGACAGCACCTACAATCCTCTCAGCATCAACGAGGACTATTTCTTCCCCCAAACCGCAGAAGGACGGGGCAGCAAGGTGGAGACCTTGCCAGGTGGACAGAATCTAGGCGAGATAGACGATCTCAGATATTTCAACAACAAGCTATTGAGGGGACTACGGGTTCCCAGCAGCTATCTGCCCAACGGTCCTGAAGATGGCAGCCAAGCCTACACCGACGGCAAAGTAACCACGGCTTTGATACAAGAGCACAGATTCAATCAATACTGCATGCGCTTGCAATCAGGTATCAGCGGTACCATGGACAGGGAGTTCAAGACCTTCCTAAACTTCCGGGGGTTCAACATAGACAACAGCTTGTTCGAGATCAAGCTGACGCCTCCTATGAACTTCGCTGCTTATCGCAGCATCGATCTAGATTCCGCACGCATAAGCAGCTTCACGCAGCTAGCACAGACACCATATATCAGCAAGCGTTTCATGCTCAAGAAATATCTTGGTTTCAGCGAAGTTGATCTCAAAGAGAACGAACAGATGTGGCGTGAAGAAATGGGCAAGAGCCAACAATCATCCGCTGCTGGCAGCGATCTCCGCAATGTGGGCATAACACCGGGTGCTATATCCAGCGATCTCGACACTTTATCAGGGATAGAACCACTACCTGGAGATGACGCAGCGACAGGCGCCGCAGGTGTTAGCGCACCCGCAGGCGATGTAGCAGGTGCTGCCCCGGCGACAGGAGCAGCAGCAGCCCCGCCGCTACCTGGAACCGCGCCTACGGCTTAAATAAGTGAAGGAGGCTGGCATGCGATTGTTGGAAATGTTTAGATTTTACCCTATGGAATATCAAGACCTGTCGCAGGATAGCAGCCAGCTCGATTACACTGACACACGCAAAACCAAGCTGACTCTGGCACATATAAACAAACTTCGTAAGATGAACGACATGAGGGCTTTGGAACATAGCAAAGAGGTCCAACTAGTACAGCAGATGTACAATGCCGCGCCACAACAAGGAAGCATGTTATAAAAAGTATCTGTTAAAAATTTTTTCTTTGGCATAACTAACCGCATGTGGTTGTTTTGATCAAAATCAACCAATAAAAACATCATATCTCCCCTTATCATTAAATATACACAGATCCTGCGGGATATTAGGAGATATTCGACATGAAATCCAAGTTTGAAACGCTCATTGAGCACATCCTCAATGACAATGAAGAAGCAGCTCGCGAGCTGTTCCACGATATCGTGGTGGAAAAGAGCCGCCAGATCTACACAGATCTCGTATCTGAAGAATCTGGAGAAATGGGTGAAGGCGTAGAAGAGTCGATAGTAGATGAAATCGGTGGCGACGCTGCTGATGATATGATGAATGACATCGAAGCTGACGAAGCTGGCATGGATATGAAAGATGCCGGCAAGGAAATGGATTCAGGAGACATGGATTCAGGAGACATGGATTCAGGAGACATGGACCCTGAAGATGGTGCAGCAGATGACGAAGAGATAGAAGATCGTGTAGTAGATCTCGAAGCAGCACTTGACGAACTCAAAGCTGAGTTTGACAAGCTCATGGCAGACGAAACAAAAAGCCACGCCGAAAAAGCGGATGATATGATGCCAAAAGAAGGCATGGTGCGGGAATATGTAGAAAAAGCACCAGCTCCAGTCAAAGCTGAATCAGATGTAAACAGCGATTCACCTGTGGCTAGCGCCAACGATATGGGCGGCAAAGCCAACATCAGCACTGGCGGAAACAGCAACCCAGATGGTAACGCAGCACCGAAAGCAGCAAAGTTAGATAATATGCCTCACAGCGGTAGCTACGAGAATGTTCCAGGTGCTAAAGCTGGCGATGCTTACAGCAAAGCCAAAGCTCCGGTAAGCAGCGAAGCTGGTGGCACTAACACCAAGAGCGCAATATAAGGAACGTAGATGAAGCCTTTCTTGATAGAAACACTATCATATGATCAGGCCCGCATAGTTACCGAAGGTAGCAGCGATGGCAAGGATCTCTATATGAAGGGCATCTGCATCCAGGGCGGTAGGGAAAACGCTAACATGCGCACTTACCCCGTCTCTGAGATCTCCAAGGCAGTCAAGACCATCAATGAGCAGATCACGGGTGGTTACAGCGTGCTAGGTGAAGTGGATCATCCTACCAACCTGCGCATCAACCTCGACCGCGTCAGCCACATGATCACAGAGATGTGGATGGACGGTCCAAACGGATTCGGCAAGCTGAAGATACTGCCAACGCCGATGGGAACACTGGTCCGCACCATGCTAGAGTCTGGCGTGAAGCTAGGCGTCAGCAGCCGTGGTGAGGGTAATGTCGATGATGCCAACGGACAGGTCAGCGATTTCAATATCGTTACCGTGGACGTGGTCGCACAACCTTCCGCTCCTAACGCATATCCAAAGGTGATCTATGAGAGCCTGCTGAACATGCGCTATGGCCATAGGACGCTTGAGATGGCTGCGGAGCTAAAAGAAGACAAGCGTGTACAGAAGCACGTCACTGAAGCAGTGACACGCTTTATCAATGAACTGAAAATATGATTCAGGAGAAAAAGATGTTCGAAGCTATCAAACCATTGCTCGATAGCGGTATCATTAACGAGGAAACCAAGATTCAGATCGAAGACGCTTGGAATTCTAAGCTTAATGAAGCGAAGTCGGAGCTACGCGCCGAATTTGCTATCCGTTACGAACACGATAAAAGCGTGATGGTTGAAGCCTTAGACAAGATGGTGACAGAGAGCCTCACAACAGTTATCACTGAAGTGGCAGCTGAAAAGGCAAAGTTGGTCGAAGATCGTGCTAAGTTCACAGCAGAAATGCAGGACAAAGCCGGCAAGTTCCAATCTTTCTTGGATGAAAATCTCAAGAAGGAAATCAGCGAATTTGTAAATGACCGTGAATCACAAAAGGCTGGCCTGGTCCGCCTTGAGAAGTTCGTCGTGCGTGCCCTCGCCGAAGAACTCAAAGAATTCTCGGAGGACAAGAAGGACCTTATTAACACCAAAGTTAAGCTTGTGTCAGAAGCCAAAGAAAAGCTAGCAGAACTGCGTGCGCAGTTCATCGCTCGCGGTAAGGATTTGGTCGAGGCAACAGTCACCAACACACTAAAGGCAGAGCTTGGACAGCTCAAGGAAGACATCAAAGTTGCAAGTGAAAACAATTTTGGTAGGCGCCTGTTCGAAGCATTCGCTAGCGAATTCGCTGCTACCCATCTAAACGAGCATGCTGAGATACGCAAGCTCAAGAACATGATGAGCAGCATTGAAACCAAGCTGGTTGAAGCGCAGAAGGACGTGGCCGAGAAGAAGGCCATCGCAGAGTCCAAGGACCAAGAGATCGCACAGATCAAGGATGGTATCGCAAGAGATACCAAACTCAACGAAATGCTGAAGCCACTCGCAGCTGACAAGCGTGCAGTGATGGTCAGCTTGCTAGAAAGTGTTCAGACCGAAAAACTAGAAGGTGCTTTCCAAAAGTATCTGCCAGCCGTCATGAACAACACAGCAAAAACCGACCGCAAGGTCATCAACGAATCTGTGACAGCGGTCACAGGTGACAGGGCAGCCAAAGCCCAAGATTCGACTGAAGATAAGGGCAATATAGTTGAAATCAGACGTTTGGCAGGATTGAAGTAAAAGGAAAAGTATCAATGACTCAGAATCTAATTGAGAGCCGTTGGGACGAGACCAAAGACGCCCTGCTCGAGGGCCTCTCCGGAACGCGTCGCAGCACCATGGGTGCAGTGCTCGAAAACACAAAGCGTTACCTGTCAGAAGCTGCAACAACTGGTGCTACTGCTGCTGGTAACGTCGCTACACTAAACCGCGTGATCCTTCCAGTGATTCGGCGCGTCATGCCAACTGTTATCGCCAACGAAATCGTCGGCGTGCAGCCAATGACTGGCCCAGTTGGCCAGATACATACCTTACGCGTTCGCTATGCAGAAGATTTCACATCATCTGCGTCGCCAGCTAACGGCCCAGGCACCGACACAACCGCCGGTGAAGAAGCCCTCAGCCCGTTCAAGATCGCGCAAGGCTATTCAGGCACTGCCTCAGGTGTCACCAGCACCACGGGTGCAGCTGGTTCAACTAGCTCTTTAGAAGGCGTACCAGGTCGCAAGATCAGCGTGCAAATTCTGAAGCAAGCAGTCGAAGCAAAGACCCGCAAGCTATCAGCTCGCTGGACCTTTGAAGCCGCTCAAGACGCTCAGAGCATGCATGGCCTCGATGTCGAAGCAGAAATCATGGCTGCTCTCGCACAAGAGATAACCGCTGAAATCGATCAAGAGATCCTTTACAGCCTGCGCGCTCTCGCTGCAACTGAAGAAACCTTCAACCAAGCAGCAGTGAGCGGAACAGCAACATTCGTTGGTGATGAGCATGCTGCACTCGCAGTGCTCGTTAACCGTGTTGCTAACAAGATCGCAAGCCGCACACGTCGTGGAGCTGGTAACTTTGCAGTGGTTTCACCAGAAGCATTGACCATCCTCCAGTCAGCCACGACTTCGGCTTTCGCACGCACCACAGAAGGTACCTTCGAAGCACCAACAAACACCAAGTTCGTTGGCACGCTCAATGGTGCGATGAAGGTGTATGTGGATTCATATGCACCAGACAGCACAGCAGTGCTCGTCGGTTACAAGGGTGCAAGCGAAGCAGACGCAGCAGCGTTCTATTGCCCATACATCCCACTGATGTCATCAGGCGTCGTGCTTGATCCATCAACCTTCGAGCCAGTCGTTGGCTTCATGACAAGGTACGGATATGTGGAATTGACCAACACAGCATCGTCACTCGGCAATGCTGGCGATTACCTTGGAGAAATAGCCATAAGCAACGTCACATTCTCCTAATAAAGGATGCGATGTCAATACTAGGAAGGGCGGATTATCCGCCCTTCCTTTATGGCTTGTTTTGATATCGACTGTGAATTTGTTTTGTTATCTTGTTTGTTTGCTATAAATATGGAATCAGATAGTATTCTGATTCTCGGTTTAGCCGCCGGGTGGACCTAGAACGTCCCACGAGGAGAAATAAAATGGCAAAATTCAGGGTAGCAAAAACCACAGCACAAGGCACTGCCTTTGCTAATGGCACCAAACTCAAAGGTGGTCTGACATCATTTTCAGGCAACCAGATACAGACACGTGTGAAGCTGGGTTCAGCATCAGAAGCCACAGGTAGCATATTGCGTGCCAGAGGTTCTAGGGCGTTTCTCGTCACTGACGGCGCATCAATAGCTGACGAAAGCGTGGAAGTAGGTAGCATCTATCAGATACTAACCGTAGGAACGACAGATTGGAATTCCATGGGCGTTAAGGGCACAGCAGCAGTTGGTGGGATCTTCACAGCCAAAGCGGTGGGATCTGGCACAGGCACGGCTGCATTAGTCAAGAAATGCACGCTAGCAAACCTAGCCAATGGTTCTCTCACTGCTGATACCATGACCATCACCTGCACCTTGGCAGATTCATCACAGTTCCGTGCTAAGAGGATCACTAACAAGTATGTTTATGATTTCTCAAACAACAAGTTCTTGGTCGGCACTAGCGCTACTACAGCAACTAATCCAGATACAGTAGCAGTACAAGTAGCATAAACATAATTTGCTAAGATCAAAGCTGCGTGCTACTATAGCACGCAGCTTTTTCTTGAAGATGAAACCTGGATTTGTTATAGGTAATGGTAGATCTCGTCTGGCCCTCAATATCGAGGATCTAAAGAAACATGGCCGCGTCTATGGCTGCAATGCTCTATATAGGGACTTTACCCCTGATATCTTGATAGCCACTGATCCTGGTATCACAGCCGAGATAGAAGCCAGCGGTTATGCCTTGACCAACACATTCTACACCCGACAACCAACAGAAAGTCTAGGTAGCCAGCTGATTAAACATCATTTTGGATTTAGCAGCGGACCAATAGCTGTCAAATATGCTGCTGAAGCGGCACATCAATCCATATATCTGGTTGGTTTTGATCTCCAAGGAAAAGATGGACGGCAGAACAATATATATTCTAGCACTGAAAATTATAGGCGCAGCGAGGACAAAGAGACTTATTATGGAAATTGGGTTAAACAGCTAGCCCAGATATTCCACGAGCATCCACATCAGAGATTCATACGTTTGACCAATGAAGATGGCATTATTCCTGTTCAATGGATGCAGTGTGCTAATCATACCAGCCAGCTGATAAGTGATTTCATGCCCAACATAAATAGCAAGCCATGGCAGAGATCAAGAGAGTAAGCGACAGTTATACCATTAGTTCCCCCGCAATAGTGTTTGACGGGAACGTGCAGGTAAATGGTTCCAACACGGTTGTAGATACGATAACCACTACCATCACAGATAACACCATCACTATTAACAAAGGCGAGACTGGAGCAGGTGTCAGCACTCTTGGACCCACCGCTCAGATAGTGATAGATAGGGGGAGCTTGCCAGATGTCGATCTCAGATGGAACGAAACCACTGGCAAATGGCAATTGACCACTGATGGCAGCACTTATTTAGATATCATCACAGGCTCTGGCACGGTGTCAGCAGCAGGAAGTCCCGGGCAGATCCAATATAATTCAGGCGGTGTTTTAGGCGCTGAAGCCAACTTGACATATGATGATGCAGCTAATCTTTTGTCAGTTGGTAATGTTTCTGTGGGCAACGGTGCGATTATCGCCAACGCTACCAATGCTAATCTTAGCCTCAGTGCCAACGGCACTGGCAGCATAAACATAAGTTCGGTGGCTACCATAGATCATCAAGGCAGCACACCCAGCAGCGTGGCCAGTAAAACTAAGCTCTATGC